AGTCTGCTTGGTGATCGTGGTCGAGGTGCCATTGTCAACGAGGTTGACGATGTCTCCGGCGGCGATGTTGACGGCGAGGCCCGAGGCGATGGGGTACTGGCGGAAAACCTCCAGCGAGCCATTGTCGAGACGACCAGTTACACGCAGACCGAAGGGTGCATTAACGGAACCCATTGGTTCTCTCCTTCAGTGATCGGTGGGCCTCAGCCCTTACCGAATGTGGTTTTGGTTGAACGCTCAGGCCGAAGCACTGGCATTCGCGGATCGCTTTCGCGGAGATAGCTGCGGTCAACAGCTTCCATCTGGGCCGTGGCCTGATCGAGCTGTCCGACCGTGCGCTCCTCTGCGAACTCTGCAGGGATGCTGCACAGAAGCAGACCTCCGATTTCCAAGTTCTCGGGGAACCGGGAGTTGTGGTCCGACAAGACGTGCAGTTCAGGAAAGTCCTTTGCCAAGCACGGGGTGTACCCCTCGCGGAATCGGCTGGAGACGTTCTTGTTGTCCTCATTTCCCATTGTAGAGGTGCGAACCCAACGGAAGTGCAAACCGTCACGGGGCTCGGGGGTGGGGAGGAGAGATTGGCGTTGCCATCCTTTGCGACGTTCAGCGCCCTCACGAGTAGTGAGCGTTCGGGGAGTACGGTCAGCCATTGGATGAATCCTTCAGAATTTGCGCCGCATACTGTTGAGCCGAAAGCCCAAGTCGCTTGGCGAGCGCGACCTGAGTCGAGGTAAGTACCACCTTGCGTGATGTTTGAGCGGAAGCACGTCCCGCTGGGGCCACCACGTTGCCAGCCTGCCGCCGCTGTGGCTTCACCTCTTCTGAGGCGTCGGCAAACCGTTCCGGGAAGGCGCGGCGAACCGCACCATCAATCTGAGAATAATACTGATCCGTGTCTGGCGCAACTCCCGAGCGAACCAGCTTCTCGTGGACGCCCATGGCGAGGGCAGTGATGTCCTCATCGCCGTTACGCATGAACCACGGATTCTTCTGTGCCCAGTCCTGAGCCTTGTCACTCGGAGGCTTGATCGCAGGCTTCTGCGGCTGCGCCACCGGGGCTGGCTGTTGAGCCTGACGCTGCGGAGGCCTGTAGGAGTTTATACGATACTCCTCGTTTTTCAGCTCCGTGAGCTTCGCCTGAGCGTCCGCCATGGCGTCAGCATCGCCAAGCTCATAAGCGGACTTGAAGTCCATCTTGGCCTTGTCGAGCTGCATCGAAAGGCGCTGCTTGGCCTGATTGACGAGGACACCCTCGCCCTCTTCCAGCATGCGCTGCAGGCGGAGCTTCTCTTCATACTCACGCTGTGCAAAGGCTACAGCCTCATCACGCAGGCGAGCGGCCTCCTCCTTGGATCGGCGCTCCTCATGGAACTCATACTTGAGCTTTTTGATGCGCTTCTGCACCGACTCAGAGTACGAGGCAATCTCGTCATCCTCTGGGACATCGGGCTCAGCGCCGTCAGGGCGTCGTGCCTTGTCGCGATCCGGCTCAGGCGTGTCATCGATGATTTCGACCTCGAAGTCGTCGTCCTCTTCGATCTGGTTGGCTTGCGTATTCATGCGCGGCTGTACCCCCGTGGGTCTTCGACGACAGCCTCTACGGTGTCATCATTGATGAGACGGAACTCCTTGCCATGCACCTTGAAGCGGGTGCCTGAGTAGGAACGGAAGATGACGAAGTCGCCCTCTTTGCACCAAGGGCCAGTGGGGAATCTGCTGGCGTCAGCGTATGCCTCGCTGCCAACCTTCAGGACATAGCCTACAAGGGACGCAGTCTCCTCTGCGTTCCGGCGCTCGTCGGGGATATACACCCCGCCATCTGTCTTTTGACTGACCTCGGGGATCGCGATGAGAACGCGATAGCCCTTTGGCTCTGGGAGCTTGGCGCGAATATCGTCGCCAGCTATGGTCTTGTCGGTGTACATTTCTTCTCCAGCAGTGGTTTTAAGGCCCACCGTAGCCTGCTGCTCAGCCCGACAACGACACGCTAGACGATTTTACATCAGGTTTCAAGAAACCTCTTCTCGATGTCCTTGATGTCATCTTCGACCTTTTGGAGGCTCGAGTACTCCCCGACCGCACGGCAGTAGTCGTCGTATGACTTCGCGCCACCACCTGCGAGAAAAAGTTCAATTGAACGCTTTTGCTCCTCGGTGCGCGACAGGAGGGCCGCGATGATCTCTCCCTCCATCACTGGCCTCCGTTCGTGGTGAGCTGCTTGGCGATATCAATGCCAAGGCGAATGCCCTCGTTCTTGTCCTGCCGCTTGGCATCCTCGATCTGGGACGCAACACGGACGCCGATGCGGGCACCCTCACGACGGTCCTCAGAGCGAATACGCTCGCGCTGGACGTCGATGTTGCCCTCCATCCGGGCGACATCAAGCTCAAGCTTTGCCCGCTCAATCTCAAGCTTGCCCATGACTTCGGCTTCTTTGATCTCCAGCTCTTTCTGCTGCATCTGGGTAAGCGGGTCCTGAGCCTGCTTCTCAGCCTCTGCCTGTTGTGCCTCTGCTTGGTTCTGCTGCGTGAGCTTCTGTGCGGCCATGGCAACAAGGCGAGACAGCTCAACCTCAACGTCTTCCGGCAGCGGTGCATCCTCTGGCGGCATCTCGACGCCGAGACGCTTCTCGATTTCCTTGCGGTACTGCATGGCGACGTGCTCGGTTATGTGAGCTGCCATAGCGGACTGGATCGCGGAAGCGAACGGGGACTGCCCAACCATCTGCTGAATCTTGGGGTCTTGCAGCGCGGCCGTGTGCGTCTGGATGTGGGCCTCGTGGTCTTGGTACAGGAACGCCTTGACGGGCTCCTGCTTCAGGATTGCCATGTTCTCGCTGACGGGGTCCTTCGGCTTGATGTCGCCCGGAAGCTTGATGATGTCAGCGGCGTCTTGGATGCCAAGAACCTCCAGCATGTTCCTGTGCAGCTTGCCCATGTCGTAGAGCTGAGGTGCCTGCTGCGCCATCTGCAGTGCGGCTTGGTACTGCATGACACGCTGAGCCATGGTAGCTGCGTTGGGGTCGGATACGGGGATGACATCAACGCGGTCGTCGAAGTCCTTCAGGCGATCAAAGTCACCGTCAGGGTCATACTCGTACTTATCGTTCATGAAGTCCTTGACGATGCCAGCAATGAGGCGAAGCTCTTTGTGCATCGACGCATGGATGCGAGCCTGAACGCCAGACATCACCTTCATGTTGCGCTCAAGCAAAGCAAGGGTCGTGCCAACTGGTGCCTGAGCGTTCATGTCGCTGATCTTCACGTCAGCAACGGAACCGATGCGACGACCCTCTTCGACGAGGTTTGACAGCAATTGGTACAGGACGCTCGACGGTTCCTTGTACGGCAGGAACGTGATCGAGTCTCGGATCGACCCGCTCGGCACATCGACGTCGCGGAACTCGCCGGGACGCAGCGGTGTGTTGTCGCCCTTGATGCGGAGGCCGCGGGCCTTGAGACCTGCGGGCAGGTTGGCAAGGGTGCCAGCGTCAATGAGCTGACGCAGGATCGAGGTGGCAGACTTGGTAAGTCCACCAATCAGGTGGATCAGGCCGATGCCGTAGAACCCCATACCGGGCAGGTAGCAGTACGGCACGAAGTGCATGCGCTTCTGCTTGTTGTCGTCGTCCTCGTACCAGTTCTTGCGGATCGACAGGATGGTCTGAGAGGACTTGTCGATGGTGATGACGTAGGGACGGGCGATGTCGTCGTCGTCGTTGAATCCCTCAGGCATGACCATCTCAACATGCATCTCGAGGAGCATGTATCGGTCGTCTTCGGTGTTGCTGTCCTCGACGCCCTGCAGGTTGTCGTACTTCTCCTGAATGTCGCTCTTCTCGAGAGACGGCTCTGGGAGATCGACGTCACGATAGAAGCCACTTGCCTGCAGCTTCATGATCTCGGTCTTGGTCTTCCGCATGACGTGCGTGTACCGCTCGCAGTCGGAGAGGTTTGACGCGCCATACTGCACGACGAAGTCCTCAGCGGGGACGAACGTGGACTTCGGCACCTTGCGGATGGGGTCGTAGTGGACCTTCTTGAAGGCACTACCAGCCAGAGCGAGGCGGAACAGCATCTGCTCCGTCTCTTCGCGGTAGTCCTGCATGCGCTCCGTGATGAGGTAGTTCAGCTCGTTCTCGACGCGAGTGGCCTGCTGGAACTTCTCGGTGGTCATCTTGCCGAGGATTTTGGTGCGGGCGGGGCCGGAGGCCGGGTAAATCTCGCCCATGGCTTGGGCTTGGAAGTGGATTGCAGCCTCGGTCAGCATCGGGTGGAACACACCGGAGGCACCCTCCCATGGCTGTGTGCGGTCCTCCACCTTCATGCCAAGCAGATCAAGACCCTTGACGTAGGCCATGGCCCAGTCATCTCGGGTGCGGAGGTCAGACAGGTAGTTGCCGACGAGCTCGCTGCCCATGGACTCAAGCTCAGCGTCATCAATGAGCTCGGCTAGGTTTTCGTCATGGGGCACATCCTCGTACTCCGGCTCGACCGAGATCGACTCAAACTCGATGACAACACCGCCGTCTTCCGTTGGCGTGACAGTGCTGCTGGACTCCTCGAATCCCTCAAGGTCATCGATCTCTTCCATTGGCTCTTCAGGCTCAATTTCGATCTCAAACGGGACGAGAGGCTTATCGACTGCCATGGTGTTTCCCCTGCAAGGTTTGCGGCACTATAGCAGAAAAGCACCGAGTTAAGGAAGAGTTGTGAGGGAGCGCTATGATGGATGATAAGCCGTAGCGCAGTCTGATCCTCGACCAATACAAAACCGATGGTTCCGTGCGCGCTCCCTCGTACTGAGACCATACGACCTATGCGTTGGGTGTCAAGCCATGAGCACGTTCAAAAGCGCGCAAATTTGACCTTGCGACCTCTTCTTCCTCAATAAGTGCTCTTCCTGCCCTACCACGGACACCGCCAGACTTGCCCATGGCTGAGTCAAATCTGGCCTGAAGCTTGGCATGCTGCTCGAGGATTTCCATCGAGTGCTTCGGTTTGTCAGTAGTACTCCACAGGCTCGCGATGCCCGTCGTCTTCATCCCAGTCATCCGTGTCTACCCTGATCCAACCGCCCTGCCTGAAGCGTATGAGTGCCTGAGTGGTGCTATCGACGAAGTCATCATGGTCGCCTGACGGGAATGACGCGCATTCCTCAATGACCTCTTCGGCCCACCTTGTAGGCGGGTACCACACACATCCAGACGAGAAAAGATCAGAGACTGCGTTCACGCGGGCGATCTTGTCGTTGCCACGGCTCGGCACAAACTCTGTCACTGGAAGACCCATCTGCCTCAGCTCGAAGAT